AATCGGGTAGGCCGGACCATTCCTCCTTAGCTCAATTGGAAGAGCACACGGCTGTTAACCGTGGGGTACTGGGATCGAAACCCAGAGGTGGAGAGAATGCACCCGTAGCATAGTGGTTAATGCGCCTCCTTAGTAAGGAGGAGATCGCGCGTTCGAATCGCGTCGGGTGCAATAAACGGGATGACGCAGTGGAAGCGTGTCGGGCTCATAACCCGAAAGTCAGTTGATCGAAACAACTTCCCGTTATCTTTACATGATGTAATACCACCATGTAAAGATAACCATTTAAAAAAATAACCTCAATATATATAAAATGTCTGGTGGTATTGCCCAACTCGTCGCCGTCGGTGCCCAGGATGCCCACCTCGTCGGCCAGCCCGAAGTGAGTTTCTGGCGCTCGAGCTATCGTCGTCACACAAACTTTGCTACAACCGTAGAACGCCAAGTCCTCCAGGGGACTCCATCTGATGGTGGTATCTCCACCGTGCGCTTTGAGCGTAAGGGGGACCTCCTCAGCTATTGCTACATCACTCGTCGCAGCCCAACTGCGTACAGTAAGTCCGACTGGTGTGGCCGAATCAAAAAGGTCGAATGGTTGGTCGGAGGCCAGGTCATCGACGAACAAACCTCTCATTTCTCCCAATACATCGCTCCAACTGTGATGGCCCAAAACTACACTAAGTCGCCAACTGCGACCACTGCTAACTCCTCTTTCTACCCACTCCGCTTCTCGTTTTGCGAGAACTGGCAATCTGCGGTTCCATTGGTGGCGCTTCAATATCACGATGTTGAGTTGCGAATCACCTGGAATACCCCAGTGAATGATGACTATGAAGTTCATGCCCAGTATGTGTACCTCGATACCGAGGAACGCACGGCGCTTGCTTCCACGGCGCAAAGCATGGTCATTACTCAAACTCAAAAGTCTATCCAATCTGCGACGGCTATTCAGGAGGTCAATTACAATCATCCAGTGAAATATATCGCGGCTTGCAAGGCTGCTGGCAACGTTGGATTCGCGGCTGGTAACCTCCGTCTCCAAATCAACGGTACCGATGTTACTGATGCCAAGAAGACGAACCCACACTACACCGCTTGTACTTTGTATTACCACACAACGGCGTCTGCGATCGATACGTCTAACGCTTACAAGTTCTTGTACCCATTCTGCCTTGAGACCTCGAAGCTTCAACCAACTGGTTCGCTCAATTTCAGTCGTTTGGACTCGGCTCGTTTCGTGACGGATGCTGGTACCTTCGACACCGATCTATATGCTGTTAACTATAACATTTTACGTGTGGAAAACGGCATGGGCGGTCTCATGTACTCTAATTAAATTGAAGGCTAATAACAAATGCTCTGGCAGTATTTATTTCTTCTAGGGTTTGTTTTTATACTTACATATAATCCAGAATCCAGGACGCTCGAAAAATTCATCAATCCACATCCAGTGGAAGTTACTTAAAAAAATTCAACGTTTCTATTGCATAACCATGATTTCTTTCGATAGAGAAACACTCACATTAGTGGCTGTTATTGTAGCAATCGCGGCGAGTTTGTATTTGTATAAGGAGTTTACAAAGACAAAAAGCGATATCGAAGGAATCAAGAACTTCTGTAATACAATCGTTCAAGCGCACACACCACCCCCGCCACAAAGACGTCAAATCATCACGGATGAAGACGATAATGAAGAGGAAGATGTACCTGTCAATAAAGTTGCCGACTCAGAAGAAAATTAACATCTCGGAGAATTATAACTTGCGACATCGCAATGAAGAAGTATAAATCTATCGCAGTACCGGTAACATTCACAGGAGATAAACCAAGATTCCTCACGGTGAGAGATAAGCGCTTTAAAGACTGGATATTCGTGACCGGAGGGTGTAGACGACGAGAGATATTTAATCCCATAAGATGTGCTCTCCGTGAACTTGAAGAAGAAACTCGTGGTGTGGTTTCTTTGAAGAAAGGCGAATATACGGAATTTAAATTTATTGTTAAAGAAAGTCCTACAATGGATCTAGAATACAATGTTTTCGTGTTCTTTGTTGATTATACAAGACCCGAACAACAGGATCTTATAAAAAAATTCAACGATGAGAAACAAAAAACAATAGCTAAAAAAATACAAAAACAACCAATAAAACGAACACATGATGAAAATGATTTCATGTCATTTGACACTCTCCAGGAATTCAGAATGAAAAAACAGTGGGACCGTATCACCAAAAATGTACTCGAAAATCCAGAATTTTATTCGTGTGTTACATCTCTAAATAGAAAATCCTTTTCTATTAAATAATGAAGTCTAAGAGCTACATTTTGATGGAAATACATGACTTATTGGTAAATAAACATTATTACACACCCAATAAGGCAAATAAGTATATAGAACAGCACAAGGATGACAAAGTGTATGAACTTTTGGTAATAAAAAAGAATCTCCGAGAAACAGAAACGGAGAGACCAGACGTGTCTTATAGAAGAACGATGTGGAGAGATTTTGGTGAAGACGACGACGAAGAAGATTAAAAAGAAGACTCATTATAATGGTAAGTATGTTCAAGGAGTGGTGTAAGCAACATGGCTTCTTTGAAAAGAACCCCAATCCATCACACGTGTTCATGGACGGTGGCGTATTGTCCGTACCGTTTGATAGATTGACTGAATTGTATGAAAAATACATCGAATGTATACGCTCGAATGAAAAAGTGTATCTCGTTGAACAGAAAACAATACACGCGTATAACTTTTTCGTCGACCTTGATTATAAGGATGACGACGTATTAACAATCGAGGAAATTAACCGCGTGTGTAAAGTCATATGTGACAAGGTAAGTAAATATGGTGGAAAAGACGCTCTTGTGTGCGTTTCAAAACCAAAGAAAGTGGACGATTACATGAAGACGGGTGTACACATAAATTGGCCAGACTTTCCTGTAAATAGATCATCTGCCATCGCATTAAGACAACACATTATAAAGTCACTTAATATAGCATATGGCTCAAAAGATTGGAATGAGATAGTCGATTTGTCCGTGTATGGGAGTAGTGAACGAAATACACGTGGGAGTGGATTCAGAATGCCCTTTTCGCATAAATGGGTAACACATAAGGCATGTAACGGTAAGGGATGTGAACATTGTCACGGAGGAAAAGAGATACAGAGTGAGTATTTACCTGTACTTCTATATAAACATGGACCTCTCGCAATGTTTCAAAGGATATCATCCGAACCGACACTCGAAATTATGCGCATGGCCACACTTCGAAGTGAATCAAGAAATCCTAAAATTATAGAAGGTGCACCCATCAAAACAGAAGGGTCATTCACGTCCGCACAAACTAAAAATGAACTAAAAGATCCAGAATCGTGTGCATTATTAGAAACGTTTATTCGTAAACACATGGAAGGTCAATCCGCTGCGAGAGTCAAAACTGTGTACAAAGAGAAAAATAGTTACCTTGTGGCAACTACATCCAGATATTGTGAAAACATCAAAAGAAATCACGTATCAAACCACGTGTGGTTTCATATAACGGGGGATACCATAACACAAAAATGCTTTTGTAGATGCGAAACGATGAGGGGTCGATTTTATGGATTTTGCAAAGATTTCTCGGGGCGAAGACATCAATTACCTCCAAGTATCGTCGAAAAACTACAAGTGAAAAAATACAAGACCCTCCCTAAGAAAAAGAAGATCGAAAACCCAAACGAAGATATAACAGCTGATCTCGATGTATTCATCAAAAAATACATCCTCAAGGATGTTGATTTTGATATAAAGGAGGTCAGGCGAGAGCGTGGTATCAAAAAAAGAACCGTGCACACAAACCATATATGCAAAGTGTGTCACGAATTAGTGACGTTTGACATATCAAAAGATGTCATTCAACAAAAGTGTAAATGTAACACCAGGAAACACAGGCTTATAGATAAAATAGTATCTAAATTATAAATGCTAGCCGTTGTGTTCTTGATTGCATTTGTATACATGGCATCGAAGATAGTCAAACGGGGTGTCGATGATGAAGTCATTTATGGACTTATAAAGCAGACACATAAATATTCGGGAATAAATGACGTCTTGTACAGGGAATTCCTTGCGAATATAAACATGGCTCTCGAGTTCAAGGGTCATGAGGATATATCACGCAAGCTTCTCGAGCGGGCGATTGGGAATCTCGAAGAATTGGCACTTTACGTGATATCGAGTGATGCATCCATATCAGAAGAAATAGAAACTCTTCTGCTTAAAATAACAGTAGAATTCGATAACATATATAGAAGGACTTAAAGATGTAATTAGTAACTAACATAAATGTCTACTCTTAGAACTAGATCTGGCCGAATTTCAAAACCCCCGGAACGCCTCGAAGTTTTCGAAGAGGTTGAAGATGATTATACCGATGATGAAGACGAGGATTTCGATGAGAATGATTACGATTCGGAGTCAGAGTCAGAATCGGAATCAGACGATTACGATGACGAAGATGCCGATGAAAATGGCAATTTAGCTGGGTTCATCGTCGATGACGATGAAGATGATGATGAGGAATAATATAGTTAAAAAAATGAAACACAGGTTTATATAATGGAGAGTGACATCGGAAATCCAATAGAGTACAACCCGACTATCATAGATAAGGATCCACCGGAACAAGCTCCGGCTACTGATTTGGCGCCGGAGTATTACTATCCACCGGCTCCCCCTCCACCACCGCCTATGCCCCATTATCAAGAAAAGACTGATGTGTTTTCGTCGTTAGATAAGACTGCATATATAATTGTATTTGTGGCATTCATTCTAGGATTTTTTATGGGGAAAACCATGCAGCCAGTCATTCTTCGCCCAAATTGAGGATGAAGAACCCTTAAAATCACCGGTCGACCCTTTGGTCGAATCCAAAAAATATGCGCGACTCACGATGAGAGGATCTTTTGATGCGGCTTCAGCCACTTCTGTAGCGGATACGTATACATCCTCTTCTTCCATCTTCCGTTTAAGTTCCCTGACTTCTCTGTCTCTCATGCTTAAACCGAATATGTATAACACGATAAGAATGGTCACCACGTTGAGTGCTATGGCCAACATACTTATTATATGTGTGATTTTATTTTTGTAATTAGTTCGAGTTCACTTCTTCACCTTTTTCGACCTCACCTCCTTCGGTCGCCTTTGCTTCGACACTCTCGGCCTCGGCCTCACGCTTCTCACGACGCTCTTTGATTTCGGACGCAACGATCTCATCAGCTTCTTTGACGAGATCTTCCATTTCGGCATCCGGCTTTTCTTTCTTAAGACGTTCGAGAACCTCAGCTGGGTGACTGATAGGTGGCTCATCTGGCTTCGTGTAATATTTAGAGTTCTCATCCCCAGCCTTAATGTACGTATTGGATGCACTCTCAATCATATCTCTCTTACGCTCTTCGAACATCTTGGCCGCCATTTGTTGATTTTCCTTATACCCCGACATGAGCTCCTCTAATTTTTCGTTCGTGTAATGAACGTCTTCTATGGTAGACGAATCTGGTGGGATCAACAACCACTTGTACATGTCTACGACATAGATATCAAAAGTCGCGTCCTCTCTTTGAAGACGCTTTGCGTGACTCGCAGCTTCATCTCTGGAGTTGAAAGCTCCACGGATTTTAATACCGAATTTGTCATTCTTCTGGGGGCATTCCGGGCCAACAACCGATAGGCAAGCATAAAGCTGACCAGGGACGGTGGTGTAATCTTGTTCAAGAGACATTTTTCTAAAATAACATGTGCTCAAAACTTTAAGCCGGCTTAAAAGATATACACATCAATATACAAATGGTTCACGACTTTTGGAATACTCAACCCATGCCACAGAATCATTGTGAACGCGTGGGTGAGATTGATTCTTCTAGGACATATAGCGAAACACCCGTTACATTACCTAAACACTATGAATGGTCGACGTGTTCTATAAATGAAATATCTGAATTTTTGTCTTCACATTACATACGCGACGAACACTTTTCATTCAAATATTCAAGGGATTTCGTGGAATGGGCCACGGAGCCCGATTGGAATTTGGGTCTTCGAACAAAGTCGGGTGGAAAACTAGTCGGTTTCATATC